CTATAAATTAAGCTCTCGCTACACCATCTCTCATTAACTGAGATTGTTTTAGCTCTGCAAGCTCTGAGGGAGTTAATGCAGGTAATTCCTGAACATTATATTTTTTAATTTCTTTAGGAACAGTAATTGGTCTACCATGTTCATCTTTAGATTTAACAGTGATTGTACAATTTTGGTTCTTAATCATGTCTAAGTAAATCTTAGGTACATGCCATTCAACACCAAATGGTACTGTAATTCTAGGAAGACTTAAAATCGCATTACTTACATGTAAGTATGGAGTTGTTTCCCAATCTTTCATTTGAGGGTCATTACATGTAAGAATAACTCTTACTAATGCAGTTTGCTCTTTTCTGAAATCTGCTCTTACTTCATCAACTGTCTTTTCACCAGCTACTTTAGTTGGTTCATCTTTAACAGGGTCAATTTCACCGTTTACTAACTCACGTAATTTGTCAGTTGAAATGTTCTTTTTATACTCAAGACCCATTAGGTCAGCTCTTTCCATTAGAGATTCTCTCTCAGTTTGTGTTACTTCGCTCATAATATTTACCTTTTTATTTAGTGGAAAGGAGGGTGATACCTCCTTATCTTGTTTTAACCTTTCGGCAACTCAAGTCTTACTAGCTAGGGGTTATCCCTTAGCCATTGTAAGAACTTTTGCAATCCACTCAGAACGTAGTACTAAAGTACCTTGCCAGAATTGAATTGAACTATAACCAATTTTCTCAAATGGGTCATTTGGATTTGCGTATGTACCAGGCTTTCTAACGATAATTTTGAATTTATCATTTGACTTACCACTTGATTGGAACTTGATAGATGCAAATGCACCAGAACCTACTACTAACATTGGGTAAACATTATATTTAGTCCCATCATTTAAGTAAGAAAGGTCAGCACCAACTGCTTCACCACCACCAACATACTCCATCATTTCAGGAACTACTACAATTCTGAAACCAGCGATTGCACCAACTTCACCATTCAATGAATTAGTGTTGTTACCCATGTACTTAGTATCAGAACCGCCATTAGCGTATTTCTCAACTGGTACGAATGCTTTGTTACCATGGTAATCAGTCATTCTCATAAGTGTTGGAATTAGTTTTGAACCAACGAACATATATCTAGCCGCTTTGATGTTTGCGATATCAGTGTTTCTTGAACCTGTAATCGCTTTAGTGTCTTTTGGACATCTATTGTCATCAAGTGCAACACCTAATTGTACAAAGTCATTATAAGTAACTTCAGAGTTTAGTGACTCATCTGCATTATAACCAACTGTAGCAATACTTGAAGCATCACCTGTGTATCTAACTGTACCAGCTGCATTCAGCAAGTCAAGTTGAATAAGGTCTTCTGATATTTCTCTAGCACCTCTAAGTGACTCTCTGTTGATATGAGTATATAACTCTTTATCAGTATCGAAATCCATAGAGTCTTTTGACCACTCATAGAAGAAACCATATTGAGAAATAGAACCAGATACCTCAACACGTTTGAAACCAACTCTATTTTTTCTACCACCAGTTTCAGTTAGTGTAGGAAGTTTTCCTGCAATAACACCAGGGTCTTTGCTTGAACCATAAAGGTTCCCATTTGCAACAGTTGCACCAGTAGCATCAAGACCTTGGTCATTGATATTTCTGTCATCAAGTAAAGGAATGTAGTGAAACTTTTTCATAGTTTGACCATAATTCTTTGTTAATGTTTCAACATCACCTAGTGGTGAAAAATATTCAGCTTGTGCTGAGTCAATAATTGCTTTTCTTTTATACTCGTAAGTATTAAACTGATTTCCTACAGAACTATTTGTTCCATCTCCGTAAACTATACCCATGTCTTATCCTTAAATAAATTTAGCACCAGATTCCATTAGCTTCATGAATTCTTCATCACTCAACTTAGTTGGGTCATATTCTTTCACTGCATCAGCTTTTGGTTTCGGGCGTATTCCTGCTTGTGTTCTCTTTTCTTTGAGAGCAGGGTTTTCTGTTTGAACATTAGTTTGTGCAGCAGACTCTTGAGTCATTTGTACAGGTGCAGCTGGTTGTTTAACCAACGTATTTACAAGTGCTTGATAAAGAGCTAAATCGTTTAGTCCGTTATCTTTTCCTAGTAATCTCGCTTGGTCCATCATAGCCGACACTTGGTCAAATCTACCCATAGCTACTTCTTGATTAAGCCCAACTATAAGTTTAGGGTTATCAAACATAGCTTGTCTACTTGCGTCATCCCATTGCTCAGACACAACCTTAGAAGTCGTTTCAAATTCAGGTGTGTTCTCTATTGTACCAATCACTTCTTCAAACTCAATTTGAGCATCAGAAATAGAATGGTCAGTAGGAACATACGAAAGTTCTTCATCTACATCTATATCTAAAGGGTCCAGCTTGGCATCTTTTAGTGCCTTCTTAATTACCTCTGGATTACGTGCTCTAAAGTCTAACATTTCGTTAAGTTCTTCATCAGTCACGTCTTTAAGCATTTTTACACGCTTCAAGCTTGGCTTCAGTGCAGCGGTCTTCTGAGCATAGTTGCTCGCCATTTGCAATGCTGTAACCAAATCATCTGGGCTTTTAATACCAGGCATTATCTTACCATTAGCTTTGTACTCTGATGTAACTTTCGTATAGAAAGCCTTGTAGTCTACTTCATCTTTAGCAGTTTCAGGTTCATCACCCTCTGTGTCGCCTTCAGTTTCGTCTTCATCATTTCCGTTGGAATCTTGAGATGCAGGTTCAAGCACTTCACCTTCACTATCTGCAGTATCCGTTACTTTTTCGTCAAGGTCTGTTTCTGTGTCTGTGTTAGGGTCAAGTTCAGTATCTTCTACTGTGTCCTCAATACTATCCATATTATCACTTTCCTGAGCATTTTCAGTACTAATGTCTTCTTGAATATCTTCAACCTCATCTGGTTGAGAATTCATGTGATTATCAAACTCTTCATCTGACATTAAGTCAAGGTTAATATCAGTCATAGCTTACTCCTCGTCTTCTGCAGTTTGTTGAGCAACATACTCTTCGTTATCACGAATTGTTTGTTCACCTGCCATTGAATTCTGGGCAACTTGAAATGTATATCCGATAAAACTATTAATACCTTTTAATAATTCTACTAATTTATCTGAGTCATAAGCACCAGTATTAGTAGCGATAGCCTCACCAAGTTCTCTTGGGTAGTCTTTCATAAAACCATTTGATACAATAAGTTGATAGTCTGGATTTTCAAGAAGTCTTTTCAGAGCTTCACCTTTGTTAACTGCTACTAGAGCCTCTGCGTTTGAGCCTTCGATAAGTTCGAGTTCCTCATTTGTCATAATGTTTCCTTTTCGTTTCCTCTCTTGGTATAGAGAGATTTCATTTGGGTTTAAGAGCTTTTTTACAGACGTTCACTCTTTGGTCTGTGGAAGTATAGCATAATTTTCTATTAAATTAAGCTAAAGCCAATCCATTGGTAGGTAAATTTGGTAAACCGTTGCCAGGTGTAGCCATCATATCAAACGCTTTGCTATCTAATCCTGCTAATCTAGTATGCTCCATTTTATCCATTTGCTCTTGATGGTCTACTCCCTTATCTTTTCTAAGGAAGTCTAAATCTTGTTGGTCAGACTTGCTATTAATGTTTCTAGCTTTAGCTGTTTCAACTTGAGCTTTACCTTGTTTAATTGGTAAATCATTTAAGTATGCTTGTGTCTTAGCTTTATTCATATCAATCTCTGATTGTAACTTCATCATCTCTAACTGTTGTATTTGTTGTTGAGCTGGGTCAGGTTGAGGTTGGAATGTTTTAATCTCATGAGCTAACTCTGGCATATTTCTTAACTTAGCAATCTCTGCTCTAATCATTCTTACTTCTGCTGGGTCACTAGACTGTGCAGTAGTTTGTAACATGAATGAAAGTTCTTGTGCTTTCTGATTATCTGCTTCAGGTGTAGATATAGAAAGTTTAAGGTCATAATTACCTGCTAAGTCATCTCTCTTAATAGTTCTAAACTCTTTATTAGTTACTCTAATAACTTCTTCATCAGATAAGAATACAGAGTTCATAGATACTATCTTACGTCCAATCTCTTCTATACCTTTAGATAAACGTCTTAAGATACCTAACTCACGTTTAGATGCACTATCTAATGCTCCTCTAGCTCCTGTAGCTGTAGAACCCAATGCAGCACCACTAATTCCTTGACTAAATGCTTTAACACCCGTCATAGACTCTGCTTCCATATTCTGTAACTGTACCATTTCCATAGCACTTCTAGGAATTTCTGGATAAGTCTGCATGTGAATAGAAGACCTTGGGTCAAAACCTGGGTTATAATAGAAGTCTTCACCATCTTGGAATTTCTTCATGTTAGCAGCATCAAGCATACCTTTTTGCATACCTTGCTGACCATTTGCACTTCTACCCATAATATCAATCATACCACGAGTAACTGCACCTAGTATTGCTTGGTTGTCTTCAAGTAAAGCACCGTCAGGCTCTCCGTACAGCGATTTTCTACGAGGTAAGTATTGAACCAAGACAAAAGGAAGCTTGCCATCTGGAAAAGGTAGTTCTTCAAGTTTAATCATAGTAGAACCAACATATACAGCACGGATAGGTTTAGTAATACCAGTTTTATCTATATCCCAGTAACCAACATATTCGTAAGCAGTAAATTTCTTTCTTGGTGCATCTTTAAAGTCAAAGCTACCATTTTCTTCATCATTAAATAATTCTAGGAACTTAGCATCTGCTGTATCTGCATCAATAACATTTTCACCAGTACCTAATAGTTTATCTAAATTTTTATAACTAGTATCTCTCTTAAGTTCTGAGATAGAAGTTTCAAATGGAGATATAACAAATTGAGCCTTAGAGATATCACCTTCACAAGTAGGGTCTATAACTAGCTCATCGAACTCACAAACTCTTAGAGTAGGGTGGTTATATTTAGGTACTGTCTTTCTAACTTTTCTAGTACCTAATTTAATTTGCTCACCATTTTGTAGCTTAGCTATTGCTTCCTCTTGACTAATACGACCTTCTTGTACTGCTTTAAGCATAACTGCTTGTGCCTGTTCAGGTGTAGCAATAATAGGTGTATCAACCATACGTTCTTCTTCTTCATACTTCCAACCAACTTGTACAACGACTGTACCTTCATCTACAGCTGTACGAATGTACTCATCTATAAATGCTGTCTTATCTATCTTTGTATTAAATTGGTAATTAAGTAGCATCTCATTATCTTCAGCACCTTCCCCATCTTCATAAGTTCTAGGGTCAACATTAAATAAATCTTTACTAGCTAAGAAAGGTTCAGACAATGCAGCGTATCTCCACTCTGCTTGTTTACGTATCAATTTAGGTTGTACTTGACTTCTATTCTTTGGTAGTTTACCCTTGAGCTTACCATCAAGATTTTGCAAGTAACCCTGAACTTTAGTAACATGAGTAGAATGAGCAGGTTCTGCAGAAGTCAAGTCTGATTTTAGGTCGTCAACAGTTGGTGGGTTCTTCCAATCTGTTAACTCATCTGTTGAACTCTCATCGTTCTTATATACAGATTCGATTGATATGTCTTCTACTTTTTCATCATTCATTTTTAGTCCTTAATTTATTTTGGCATTATATCATATTATGCGTAAAAGGTTTTAATTTTACCATTCTGACGTTCTCTAACATCTAAATGTAACCAAGAAACATTTAACTCAATTCCACCAATGTGAGGGAACTCATCTGGGTTATTTAAAATGTATTGACGAACTTCTTCA